ATCTTGAAAGAATGCATTTAATTCTGGGCAAATCCAATGATCATGATTTCCAATAGTAAGATGTAATTTACCATTTAATCTATTCAATATGCTTAAAGTTTTATCAACTTTAGCAAATGAAAAGTCTCCAATTATATCGACTCGATCATTTGGTTTAACGGTCTTATTCCAAATGTCAACAATTAGTTCGTTCATTTCCTCTATTGAATCTCCAAGTCTAGTTTCTGGTTGGAGATTCAATATATTGTTATGAAAGAAATGTTGATCACTTGTAAAAAATCTATTCATTATAATAATCTCTTAGAAATTGCAATTTAGATTGTTCATCTAATTGTTGAAATTCTTCTTTATTCAATAAGAGATATTCTATCAGAGAATAGAACTCTTCGTCAATATATTTCTTATTTAATTTTTCTATATCCTTAACCCTAGCAATAGCTTTCATAGCTAGATAATAGGGAGATTTTAATTTCAATACTGTCTTTGAAACTTGCCCATAGACTACAAATCCTTCAAGTTTAAAGTCTGGAGACTGTACCATCTTGGCAATATTAATAAAATTACCCACAATGAATGATGATCGTTTACAACCCAAAATACTAGCTAGATTATCTAAATAATATTCATTGAAAATAGTAGAAAAGTATGGAGTTTTATCTGAAACTTTTCTACAACCAATCAAATATAATCCTTCATCTTCTGGGATGATATGTGGATCATTTTTATGACAAACCTCAAATAGTAAAGTTTGACCTTTACCGATAGTCTTTATAATAACTTTCATTCTATCAGTAAAGAACTCTTCAGCCATGTCAACAAATTCTGAATCTAAAGATCCAGTTGTGGATAAAACTACTTGATCCACTTGAGGTACGTATGTAGCAGCAATCATAAATCCATTAATTTTATATGATGCTATACATGGTTCCATTAGATCAATATCAGTTCCATTTTCATTTCTATTGAAAACTTTTGTGAATGGATTAACTACAACAGTTCCATCGGCCAGTTCAACTCGACCTCTGGATTCAATCAATTCATCATTCCATAAGTTATCATAAAATACTCGATTATGATACTTTACAGTGAATAACCCTGGATATCGTTTTGATTCTTTACGTATAATTAATTCTTTAGTCATTTTGAATAGCCTTGAAATTTACTTTCCAATCTTCTGGAAGTTCTTGCCATCGTTTCTTCATTCTGAGAATAGTATCATTTGGCACATTATGAATGCTACCAAAATCCCCAGTACAAGTCAATATTTTTAATTCAATATTTGGAATTGTTTTACTCAAATCATAGTATGGTTTCATTTCATGTATAGTCGTAAAGGTATTACTAACAACTACATCATATCCAGTATTAAGAAGTGAACATACCGTTTCATAACACCAATTATGGGCATTATGAAGTTGAGTTTTTTTAAACACATAATTTCCACAAACATCTAAGAAGTATTGATCAGCTTCTATGTGCTTATGATTTGGAAATTGGGATTTAGCTGTAGTTGACTTGCCAGATCCTGGCAAGCCTCTGATGATTACTAATTCTATCATGATATATTTGAATCTCAATAATTAAACATAAATCTATTATATAGAATAAAATCCAAATGTCAATGGTTATTACAATTCAATAATTGTCAACTTATTATAAAATACAGCACCAGTATCTATGTAATGCCTATTTCCATGCACCTCAACATTTTCTAATACTGTATGGCCATGATAAACTCGATCTATATTATCAATATAAGTTTGATCTTTATTTTTGACCCTATTCCGATTCCATATACATTCTAATATCAAGGCTCTATTGGGTTCTTGTAATTCAAATTTAAATATATTCCAATCATTAAATGGGCAATCTGCATGAACGATTCCAATCAATTCACCCTTAGATTCTAATTCAATTGCAATTGGTAATTTACTAAATTTATTTGCAATTATTCTTTGTGTTTCTGTGTCCAATGAAATAAACCAGTCACCACCATTTAGTTTATATGTTGATTCATAATCCAATCTAATGTTTTGATTTATTTTATTTGCATAAAATTCACATGCAAATAAATCATGATTACCTAATACAGAATGAAACCACGATTTATCTATAATGTCTAAGACATCTAAAGATTCTGGGCCTCTGTCAACTAAATCCCCAGTACAAAACAATCTATCTTTACTTTCATCAAAGTTTAACATGTCTAGTTCAGAATACAATAAACTATAACAACCATGTATATCTCCACAAATAAAATCCCTACCAGATTCATTTATTGGAACTCTTTTTATATTCATGATAATCTATTAATTTCATTCAATTGTTCTAACTCTTTCCTGTACATTACCCAACCTTTAAAATTAGCTGACCATAAATTATACAATCTATCCATATGAGTAATACCAATTATATCAAATGCTTTTTTAGAATCATCCTTTAGTAAATTATAATCAATTGGTGTACCTTGATGTTCTAATGGTGAACTGTGTTCTGGATCAGAATAAATCAATCGATCAAATATATCATTGGCTTTGTCTAATGAATTATCTTCTTTTCTATATGAAATTTGAGCACAACAACTAGCAGATATTTTCTTGGCTTCTTCTAATGTTACTTCATTAACTGTTAAAGTTTCCTGATTACAAATTGAATATATTAACTTACCGCTATCATCCCTCTGAGAATCAACAAAAGGTAAATGCCATTCTCCAGGTAATAGCAATTCTGGTTTACTGTTATTATAAGCCAATTGTATACACTTTGCAAGTTCGTGGAAATGCGGCTCTGCATCCTGATGATTCCTTAATTTTAAAAATGTTCCTAGTTTAGAATCCCATTCTGATCCAGTAATAACTGTATTCATATACTGAAATACTTCAGAATATCTATTGACAAACTGTTTATGGAGATTTAATCCTTCTTTATCGGATAGGGTTCTAATTAACTTAGATGTGGCCTTCAAATGATTCTTAATTAATTTAACTACTTTCTTCTTTTCAACTTCCGATAAATCCTCGGTAGATTGCATTCCAGATTTATTCTTCTGTAGAAATGAAGGAATAAATGGCATTGATTCAATAGTCTCTAGGAAATTATTGACTGGAACTGCTCTACTAGAGGAACTATTTTTTGAGTTATGTACTACTATTCCATTTGCAATAAAGTTATGATATTTTCCATTTATTTCCAAATCATAAGTTTCCTCTAATCCAACATATTCAATATTTAAAATTTTAACTGGGTATCCAAGTAAGTAATTTCTCACCTGCCAATCTTGTTTTTTGTGGGCTAATTTGTGGCAAGTTTCACACAATCCGATTATGTTGCTTTCATCAAAAGCCTTTGATGTATCCATATATACTGGAATTATATGATGCAAATCCAAAATTTCATTGTTACAATTCTCAGAATAGCATACATTATTTTGTTTATTTATTATATTTGATCGGATTTTTTTAAGGAAAGATTGTACCCATTTACCATTTATGTTTTTATATTTTGATTTATCTGATAGTTCTTCTTCCAATAATCCAAATTTTCTTATTATTACTTTATCTTCCGATATATTCAAATCCTTTAAGGATTTCCAACCATTATCGGTAAGTATTCTATGATCCTTAGAACATTTAATAGTAAACCCATTACTTAAAGTTAATTTATAAACTTCTTTAATACCAGAGATAAAACAATCTTTTACTGTACTATGTTCTATTAATTTTGTGTCCTCGTTATAAATTCTTATTTTCATTTTTTCTAATCTATTTTTAATATCCTGTCCAATAGATTCATAACTATTATGATAATTATTATAATCTAGCCCATTAATTAAAAAGTCTTCAGTTCTCTTTTTGTGTGGATTCGCAACCAAACACAAACCATTTCTACAGGCCGATCTTATATTTGACACGTTTTTTTTTATTAGCTTTGATATTTCTTTTGCTGTGTATATTCTATCTTCAAGATTTACATCATATGAATGCCTTTTTCTTTTTTTGGCACCATTATGCCATTTAGTCACAAATTCCTTTAAGGTCATTTTATAACTATAAAATTCTTTGCATGGTAAATCAAATTCGATTTTTGTGTCGCCGCTTAAACATAACATTTTATGAGTATTGACTTCAGCTAAAATTATTCTTGGATAATGAGCATGAATTGAAAATAACCTATCCCCTTCTGGGGAAATTGAATCTTTCAAAACTCGTACATATATGTTTGGATCTACTTCAGATTTAAATATCATTCCCATCCTTTAATAGTTTATAGTTAGTAAATACTCTTGCTATATGAGATCTACGCTGAATTTCCATAATAGCTAATCTCACACTTTGATTAATTACGTATTCAACTTTAAGTTTGGCTAGAAGTAATTCAGTGTTATAATTTTTATTATTGATTATCATTGAGTTATCCGTTCTAAATACTTCTGTTCAGCTTCTTCAATTAATGGAAGGTATTTTAAATAATTATTAATTACCCATTCTTTTGATTCATGCTTTGGAGTATCACCCAATACTTCGGTGTATGTTAATAGATATAACATCATCCCCCGATTAAAAGATATTCCTGCTTCTTCCCATATTTTCTTATACCCTCTTCCTTTATCTCCATGTGCGGCAATTATACCAGAATTCCAAGTCTCTTCAAGGGTTTTATTAAACACTAGCTTCCAAAAATCCCCAAGAATTCGATCCAGATAATCATAATGAACAGTTAAATAATCTAATCCATTATCCCTTACTAAAATATCCAATGGCTTTATTGATTGTGGTAAGCTAGTAAGGTATGCATGTATATCGGGTGCATTTATTATGTTAAGGAATCTACTAATAGCATAATCAATATCGTCAATATGAAAATATTGAGTTTTATTAATTAATTTCTTTGGTTCCAGTTCAAATAACTTTGAATAATCCAAATCCTCTTCTGTATAATATATTCCAATAAATTCTATAATTGCATCCGAATCGAATGTATAGCAATCGGCATCATACATAATGGTTACATAATCATTATTATGTAAAAATCTATATGTGAATTCAGAATTTTCACGCAATTCCTTTTTGATGTCATCGGCAGTAATAGCATTTTTCATTTTAATCAACCTTCTTCAAATTTATCAAATCGGATACCACCATCTTATTAATTTCATGTCGGACAATAAATGATGGTATATTATCTATCATAGTATCATAATTAAATTTACTATTCAAGTTTTCTTTTAAAAACTCAAGTGGCAACTCTTCATTTAATTAAAGTAACCTCACGTCTCAGCGTAGCTAACATCAGATTCTTTAAGGTAATTTAGGACGAGTAGCCATATCAATCTCCTTTTTCTTTATTTAAATAATAGCATTTTTCATTTTAATCCTCTTTAGTCATTTATATTTACTAATCATATCACAAATATATTCCGCAAGCAAGTACAGAATATAAACTACTAATCCTATTGCTGACAATATTATTATTGTAATAATGGTAATAACAAATGCAATAATTGATGTGACTATTACCAAAACTGATAATATCATTAATGCTAAGAACTCTACAAATTCTTCTATTTTACTTTTCATCCGATTTCCTTACTCTAATTATATTTGGATCATTTATGAAGCCATTGCAGTGATCGAAGTACTCACATTTAAATCTTAATTCATATCCATCTTGATCATATTTAGTTTTTAAATTCTGAAGTTTTTTAATGCATTCATCTATACTGGTATTATTAAAGAATTCATATAAATCTATATCCCCTAGAAATTCAACCATTAGATTACACATATCTTCTTTAGTAAGATTTATTGGTTGAACTTCAATAATATCAGTATATGACTTATTAAAAATCTTACTCCAGTTCCCTTCAAATTCTTCATCTGAAACTTCTTGTGGTCTACGTTTAGATCCCTTACTCATTATATAACACCTCAATTCGTATGTTAGAAGATTCCATTTCTTTTTTTAATAAATTTAATCATGTCTTTTAATGTGTTGGTAGATTCTATTAAATCTAAGGAATCTTTAGCATATACTAACGCAAATATCCAGGAACCATTAAAAATTGATTTATTATCTTCATGCCAATAATAATATAAATCAAGATCAATGTCAATCAGAGATTTCTTTAGTTCCTTGAATACTTCATATTCTTTATCTGTCATTGGCATAATTTATTCAATACCTAGTAAATCAAATTTAATTCCTTCATCATCCCTTAGTACACTTCCAACTACATAATTACCAGTTTTTTCTTCTTGAGGTGATTTCTGAACTTTATCAATATTGATCCAATCAGCTAAGAACCAAAGTGGATTTGAATCTGGAAATGTAATATCAATTCCAGGTTTCATTCCAAAAAAATCATAAACTTCTTTAGCTTCATGATAGAGATATTTACATAGTTGGTCTGAGTTTAATCCAACAATTTCATCAGTTCCAACAAATAAAGATTTAGTGGTCCATTCAATTTCACTCAATACCACTTCATCAATCAATTTGTTAATAGTTTCTTTCAATCGATTAAATGCCATCAATCCACGTTCAGTTGATAATTCATAATCAAGAACTGTTCTTGCTGCCTTTGCATGTAATAGTTCATCTTGACATATTTTTTGAATGGCAGTTCCAATTGGTACAAATATACCAGTATTAGCAATAGTAAAGGTAACAGCAAATGATCCCTGAAATTGAATTCTTTCTAAACAGTACATAGCAACAATAAACATAAAGATTGCATCATAGGCTTCTCGTGAGTCCCGAAAAATTAATCCTAGTGCTAATCTATGACCAACTTCATAAACTTGATTGAATACTTTTGAAACAATTTTTAGTCGTCTGAATGCTTCTTGATTTGATATTATCTTATTTAAAATAAATTCAGCAGATTCGTCAAATGAATATCTAACTATTTCCGAATAAGTCAGGCTGTGTAGGCATTCATTATCTGCAATTCTCATGTATAGTGCATTTAACTCATTGCTAGTTATGAATGGTGCAGCTAAAGTGTGTATAGATCTAGCAGCAACACTATCGGCTGACCACTGCCAAGCCAATGTTTTAATCATCAAATCTGAAGTGATTGGATCACAGCTTTTAAATTCAGCATTGCAAGAATGAAAACTAAATTCAGCTTCATCCCAATCTTGAGATTTCATCTGCTTATATAAATTAAATAACTTTGGATAATGCTTGTTGATTGAATCATATAACCCCATTTCTTGCCCAAGAAAAATAGATGGGATACTATAATCACTTTTCTCGGTATTAAATATATTTTTATTTAAAATTAATTCTTGTGGCATTCTACAATTTCCCTTGCTTTTGATAATGCTTCTTTAAATTCATTTGTTTGAGAGACTTTCTTTGGATCTAAAGATAAACGCCATCTTCCTGATCCATGAGTGGTGAGTTTTGCACCATAATTCCTTACAGCATATTCCCACCGTTCAATTAACTTAGCATCTTCGGAATTCAAATTAAACATCGCATGTTCCCGATGTACAAACTTCTTCCTTCTGTGTCGCCTTTCTTTCTTCAGCATTAACATCTACTAATGAATTCATATAATATCTTGATTTCATTCCATATTTAAACATTGTTAGATAATCTCTAATAAAATCAGAAGTTTTTAATTGCAAATTATTTCCAGTCCTATCTTTGTAAAAATCTGCGGATATAGATTGATCTGTAAATTTCTGAATTACAGCATAGAATTTAATTTGATCTTCTATGGATATATCCCAAGCCATCTGATAACTACCTTCCAATTGATCAGAATCAGGTGCAACCCAATCAATAATATTTGATTGATCTGATTTTTTTAGATTTAAAAATCTTATTGGGTATACTCCATTCGGTTGACCAACAGCTTTACTAGATGATTCTGTAGGCATATGAGCAACCAATGTAGAATTTCTAATCCCACCATTAGCAATGATTCTGGATCTTAAATCTTCCCAATCATATTGTAACCCAACAGTAACTAAAGAGTCAACTTCTTTTTTATAGGTATCAATTGGTAACCAACCATCTGGCCAAAGAGTTTTGTGCATCCAAGGGGCATTGCCAAGTTCTATACCCAATTGTAAAGATTGTTCTATGCAAATGTAAGCATGTCTTTCGGCAATTTTATGAATTTCATTTCTACCCTCAATTGAATCATATTTTAATCCCTTCTGTGCTAATATAGTAGCTAATCCAACCATACCTATACCAGCATTCAAACGGTTCTTTGCAGTCCATCCTACGTGAGCTAATGGATAATTTGAATTGTGAATACACCAATCAATCATTAATAATGCATTGCGAACAATCTTTCGGTAATGATTATCATCTTTAATATTAGGTAATACTACAGCAGCAAGACTACATAATGCAACTTCAGAAGTAGGAACCTTATGAATCACTTCATCAAATCCATAATCCTTAATGTTATCATTAGTTAGATTACCATAAAATGTTTTTTTGTTAGCTCTACTATAAACAGATTCCGAATATGGATATGTATGATGACCATCGGCATCTTTTAATACAACATACCCGTTATCCTTTTCAGATAATAAATCATTCATATTCTGGTAAGCCTCTGTATGTAAAGATATTTCTTGGCATTGACCAGTTAAAATCCCATTAAACATTCCACGATGTCTCTTTGGTTCCTCAAAACAATAGGTTTCGGATTTTCTTCCAGTAACCTTTATTTCCGCAATCTTAACAAACCATCTAGCATCCCTCTGGGGATTATGACTTACAATCTGTAATCTATGAGTTTTGAATCCTAACTTTAAAAGATTTTGTAAACAATTGCTAGTAATAATTAACCTATGTGAATCTTTACAATTAAATTCTTTATTTAAATTTGTACCGTCATTTGCTGGAAGGCTCCGAAGTCCAGCAGGATATAACAGTTTGATTTTACTGTGTATTCCTAATGTATGTAACATTAAACTAATTGAAGTCAAAAACTCATAATTTACTGAACTCAACACCAATTGTTGATTACCATTATTTCTATAGATGCAACCATCAGCATCCGCAAAACCTGCAAGCCAATCCAATCTATCCTTTATTCTATATGATGCATCAGGAACAAAGAATTTTTCTTGTAAGTCTTTAAAATGACAGTATTCCCTATCATACTTTTCTTGAATTATCCATTTTGGATTCCCAAACAAATCTTTAAGTTTACGTTTTTGTCCATATAGATAAATTCTTTGACCATTTATTGTATCGCAACCATCCCCACTATAAAACCCATTAATATAAGATTTATCTAATTCTACACTGCCTTCAATTATTGGTAGGTTAAATTTTACCAATCGATCACCAACATTTAGATCACAAGCCCGAACTTCATATTCTTTATGATCCGAATAATTATTACTTCTTACATAGAATTTGTGATATAAAGTAGTGTCAATTGTTTGACCACTGTCTGTAATAATTGAAATTAATTCTTCTGAATCGGATGTTTTTCTTACAGTTACTTCCGAAAATTCTTCCCCATTCCAAACATTTACAATTTTATCTTTTAATTTATGTATCTCTATATACCCACGATCTGTAAGTATTTTAGTTTCTGGAGCTACACACAAATTTGAAGTGTAAATCTTTTCAATGATTGGAGTATGCCTATTCATTTCAGTAGCATTCAATAAATAATGAGTACCCACTTCATAGCTTTGTTGAATTGCTTCGGTAATAAACTTTCTAGCATTTACATAATTTTTCTTAAATTTTTCATCGGATTCATATTTTAAATACAAAGATTCAAATAAACTCGAATCCTTTGAAAACATAGCTTCCCAAAGATCAGGTGCAGAATATGAAGTGAATGTAAATATTTCTTCATCTAATGCTATTTTTTTACATAAGAATATATTCCCAATCATTGAGAAGTGAATATCTCTATTTCTCTTGTCAACTGGAGTTCTAGGATTCTGCAATCTGGCAAACATAAAGGCTTCTGGATCATATGCAGAATAATGCTCAGTGTCAGCACCACCTCGGCCAGCTTGTTGATTCGCCTTGGCAGCAGCAGCCCTAGATTTAGTATATAAATACTTTCCTTGATGCTCTATTGATCCACCTCTAACTTTATCTCCAATGGATCTAGTGTTTATTATAGATCCAAGTCCAGCAGACTGGGCAGTCATTTTATATGCAATATAATCCCCAATTGCTAATGAATCTATAGTATCATCTGATTTAAACAAACAGCAACTTGCATAGCCCTTATGAGGTGTACCAAGATTAACATAATTTGGAGTAGGCGCATTTAAGGCATTCTCCGAGAATGATTCATAATAACTTTTAACTTGCCCTAATCGATTTACTTTAATAGATTGACTTAAAGCCATTGCCATTCTAATATAAGTGAACTGTGGGGTTTCATATGATTTCTTACTAGAACGATTTATTAATGAATATTTTCCATTAATAAATTTAATTTGAAATTGAGCTAAGTTAAAATCATTATTGTGATTGATGATATTATTCTGAATATACTCATAATCTTCTTTAGAGTAATCAAGATCAACCATTAAGCCTTTCTTGATTAACTTTTTATGAAGTTCTTGTACAGTAGGAATTCCATTTGGATACAATTTTTTTTGCAGCAATGCGGCATACAATTTGCCCGCCATTTTATTATGTGGCCAATCAGATTTCTTAACGCAAAGTTCAATTAATTTTAATTGTAATTTTTCTGATGTAGTAGATTCACCAAGAGATTTGACCGCTTCGGTAACTATTCCACTCCAATCCACTCTTTCATTTAAATCTTCAGCCGCCCATTGTGACCACTTATTTAATTTTGATGCTATAAATTCTTCTTCTGATCCATCTCTTTTGATGATTCTCTTTAACACATTCAATCCTTCTTTATTATTATTTGTTCGGTGAATTATTTATACGAACATAATAAAGATGCTACTCACATTTAAATCTTATTAACAACAACTCCATGAGAATTTAGATAGGCAATTCCTTCCAATGATCTATAATCAGTTTTATAATAGACTTCTTTGATTCCTGACATAAGAATATTCTTGCAACATTCCATGCAAGGTGCATGTGTAATAAACATAGATGCACCTTCAGAGCTTTCATGTGACTTAGAAAGTTTTGATATAGCATTATGTTCTGCATGAATCGTTTCTGATTTTGTTTTCAATAGATAGATATCATGATCAATTCTATTAAATTTATCATAGTACGGTTCTATTGATACATGATCTATTATAGCACCATAATGATAAATATGCGGAACTATTTTAAAGTCAAAAATATAATTAGTGAATGAATATTCCTTTAACCGCATATATTCAGTTATCTTTGTAATCAATTCAGAATCAGATCTATCTATTTTTAACTTATCCTCACAATCATTACAATCCCCAGGGGCAGATCCATTGTAGCCAATAGATATTGTTCTATTGTCTTTAACAATGATACAACCAACTTTTAATCTTTTTGCATATGATAGATTTGCAGTTTCTTCTGCAATTCTCATATAATAATTGATAAATTTATCTTTCATCATTTGTAGTTCTATAATTAGCAAATGGATCTATATCATCAATCTGAGTTTGAATGGATGTATTTCTAATAGGATAAGTTCTTTTTACTATTTCAAATAACTTTATCCTATCATCCTTTTCTCTTAGATTAAGTTCTTTAGCTATTTTTGTTGCATACACATAAGCATCAAATTCTACTTCAGATCTGATAATAATTAAATTTATTAAAGTTCCACCTAATCGTTTTTTAAGAGATATGAAATTTGAATCTTCATATCCCCTAGGAGCTTTCCAATCGTCATCTTGCAATGATACAATTAGATTGTCAAATTCCCCTTCTACTGGTAGAATTAAATAATCTTTATCTGTATCCGTTACTCTGGGATTACAAACATAATTACTTCCAGTTGGTTCAACTTTTAAAATATACCTTTTTATACTGTCATCTATCATTTATATTTCCTTTAGTTAATAATCTATTATTTTTAGAATGAATTCTTATGTCCATCCCACCCATCTTCCGTTGCTGACATAGCAGCATCATGTTCCTTTCCCGAATCTGAACCTGCAAGATGTCTAAAAAATCCTCTTGGATTTCTAGTGTTGTGATATCTGTCTTTACATTTGTTGGAACAAAATCGGATTCTTGCTTTCTTATTTCCACAATATTCACATAATTTATTGTTCATATCGCTCATAATACACTCAACCTTGGTACTGATCCACTGAAGTGTATTAAGTTTAATCTATTAAACTTAATATCCTCAGCTTTAACTTTCATTACCTTTAGTCCAAATTTATCTTCTATTAAAGCATAAACTAAAGACTCATCTGGTATGGAGTTTAATTTTATTCTATATATCTCCATCAAACAACTAAGTCTTTTATCTACTTTCTTATGAGCTTGCTCAAATAGTTTATTGTAGTCTACTGATCCATATAGTAACTTCATATGGGATTCTTCAACACCTATTCTTAAGAATGTCTCAGAATTCATCACCATTTCCTTTTAATCTAAAAAAGTTTTGTTGCAATTTGGACAAACGTATTCATCATGCAAAAATTCTAAATGATATCCGTCTGTTTTACTGGTTACACTAAGTGTGAAATGACAAGTATCAATCTCGTTATCAGTATCATCTTTCTTATTCAATTCATCACCAATATAGTTACAATGTGGGCATTTCATATTAATCCTTTCTGGGATATGATGTAGAGCATATGTTATCATACTTTTGTCTTGGATATAAGGTATTAGTTTATATTTCCAAGAATCTGGATATCCAGTCTCATAATCATGTGAGACATTACACAATATTAATTCATATAAACCATCTTCATATTCATGTAGGTTGATTATTAACTTTAAAGTATCAGATCCAATAGCATCATAGTCTTCTTCAAATTGACATATGCCTTTAGACTTTCTTTTTATTACCTTTAACTCAACTTGTTCAACAAATGCTCCAGATGATCTCTTGAATCTGTTCCTGGTCAACCTTACTACTGTTATGTTTTCTCTCATATTATTTGAGGATGTTAGATTTAAATTCTTCATATTCTACCACAACTCCATCTGCAAATAACATACTTACCATACCATATCTTCCTAGTGTTTCATACATCTTAAGCAGTCTATCTACAGCTACTTGAGGTATACATTCTTTCATAATCTTAATAGAGATGTTATAGTCAATATAACAGATATGATAATATGTCGATATGAACATAATATCACGTTCTCTATTCGATAGATTTAATATTTCAAATATTTTTAAAAAATTTATATCTTGATTTGATAGAAAGAAAGGGGTAGATTTGTTTTGATTGTTTATTTCAAAAATTCTTTTAGCTAGTCTTAGTCTATCCGCACCACTCAACTCATCGGCACCATTTTCCATATAAGACAATTTAATTGCTGTCTGTGAATCCATTATATATTTCTCTCAGTTAAATTCTTAAATTCTGTAATGTTAACGTTATCCAGGATGTTCATTATTTTTCATTTTTCTTAATCTCTAATAATTTCTCGCAAATTCTCCGATTTTGCATATTGATAAATGCACAACCAACTTCTAGTGGATTTGAACCAGATTTAATCATTTCTAATTTTACCTCGGCCCGTCTTTGATCTTCAATAACATTATAAGTAATTGAAAGTGCCGTAACTATTGCAATACACAATAAAAAACATATTATAACTTTAGATTCATCACTCATAATTTTCTCCATTGATTAAATTTTAAATCAGCAATAAGATCATTATATATGTTTCCATTAATAATGTCAATTAATTCTGATTTACTCATACCGGAACATATAGCATCATTTAAATCCTTATGATGAAAATCTTCTGGCCATATAACTATACTCTTATTTAATTTTATAGCAGCCCTCATTAATTTAATTATTTCTGCATTTCTAGGCTGATTATCATATACCAAAGCATAGTCAGAAAATATATTAACGGAACTTAAAGAACTACTCATAACAGCTACAGCATTATCTATCATTAAGCTATCTATTGGACCTTCTAATATAAAGACTTTCTTAGTAGTATCTAATCGATCCAACCCAAATAAAAAATCCCTATCTTTATATATCTTTAATGTGGCATACTTTACTTGTTCATTACCAAATGCCCTTGCTTGTAATCCTATGAAATTTTTCTTTTGATCATAGCATGGTAAAATTAATCTTGGATGACTAGAAACATCTTTCCAACCAGCTAATTGATCAAATGTCTCGGAACCCCATTTTGGAAAATTACTAGAATAATATAGTTCATCCATAAATGGTTCGAGTTTTCTGGAAATAACATATAACTTTGCAGGATGATTATCTGGTAACTGAGACATTTTTCTCAACCCACTCAAAACTAATGGTGAACTAATTTCTGGATCTTCAATATCAGGAATCTCTTTTAGTTCTCCCATTGGTCTAAGACTAACATCCACATCTCTAAGTTTATCTAAATTATGATCTACATTTTTAACTTCAGTAAATCCAATGGAATCTTTCCATAATTCAAATTTATAATGTTTATGTAATTCATTATCCATATCCATAATAAACTTTCCAAATGGAACGGGGGGTAATCCACAATTGTAACAATGATATAGAAAATCATTTGTTTTCTTATCATGATAAAATGATCCTCTAGTTTTTTTCTTAGATTTTTTAGAATCCCCACAATAAGGACATCTACATTTAGCAGACTCAGAATCAATCCAAGAAAATTTTTCTAGCTTAGAGGATAGTAGATTCAGAAATTTTTTATTTATATAATTCATTACTCAATTGATGTTGCTATAGCAAATACTAAACAACAAAAGAATATTATTATTGAAGAAATTAATTCAATTTTCATTTATAGACTATACCACAATAATTATCTATAATATCACTCAGAGTTGATTTAGCTTTTATTAATATATTATCTCTAATCCTAATTGCATAGTCACTAACTTGCAGTAGATTGGTATCTATTGGGTATGTTTCTGGTTTAAGTGTTAATGCTACTAAGTACCGTTTCTGTACATAATATCTCACACCATCATACTCTATCTTTAAATATTCTGATTTTTCATTCATTTTTGATTTCCCTTTTAATCAATTTCTTGAGAAGTTTTATCATCGGTAATGGATTTTCATATTTTAAATATTGATAATATTCAGATTTATTCTTTGGATCGTATGAGCACCCTTTACCACCATTGTTTTGATAGATTGGGCAGCTTTCGCATGGATGTAAATCACTATATGAAAATTCATCGTAATACTTTAGACATAACGCACAATCATCACCATGAATAAATAATCTAATGTCTCCACCAGTTACATTGTATCTTTTTAAATTCTTTTCTCTAAACCCTTCCCATTTTCTTAAGGAATGTTCCAAAGCATCTAATTTAGATAAATTATCTTTATCTAAAACATTTACTGATACAGGATAAAACTCATCTAACCATGTATTAATACTCATATTACGTATTTCCGTTATTCTGAAGTCGTGGTAAGTTACCTAATCCAATCCATAAATCTCTTTAATCTTATTTTGCAATTCATCATACTTAGCTTTAAGTTCTGCATATGATTCATATAGAACATAATCACCACCATCTCTTTCTACCATTTCACAACCACGACCGATTAAAGGCTCTTCGTATGGTTCTATAATATCATATCGGGTTACTTCGCACATAGATCCAGCAGTAAACCCCCATATAATCAGATCACAATCGCTTTCTGTTAAGTGTTTATATTTTGGTTTAATGTGTTCAATATACTCTAAAGCATAATCATGTATCGACTTGTTCTGGTCTATATAGAAAGGTATTTGTTGATTCGTCATATACCCAACAACTTCATCAAAGTTTGTTAAATTGATCGTTTCTTTTGCACTCGGATGATATAAAGCATACACTACTTGGTTCATATCTGCAAGTGTTTTGAATTTAACTACTTTATCAAAAATTGTCAATGGGTATAAATATTGGTTATTAGTAGTATTCATTTACATTCTACCATCATTGTCATTGATACCATCTTCCCAATAACAATCTCCGATATATTCTCGTTCTTCTAATTCAAAACCTTCTACCGAATCTCTGTCATTAGAAACGATTGCAATATCTTCATAATCATATATATTCGTACTAGCGGATTCTGGATCATATTGGCCATTACCCCAAGTACTACTGATCGGTATAAGGTGCATAGTTTTTTCATCAACATTATCCGACCAAAGAACGTGAACTTTACCATCTGCTGTTTTAACAAAGTTTGTCATTTTTATTCTCCATCTATTTAACTACTCAATATAGACAATTATACAGATTCCGAACTGCACATGTCAATACCCAATTTCAATATTTTTATTGACATGGTAGAAATAATTAATTATAATTCCTCTATCAACTAATCAATGAGGAACTTAAAATGTCACAAGAAATCGCTAAAGTAATTCTAAGTCAATTAGGTGGTAATAAATTTATTACCATGACAGGCGCTAGGAATTTGTTCTCATTAACTGAACAATTAGGTGGATTATCATTCAAACTACCAAAATTCTCTGGAGTTAAAATAAATTATGTTAAGATCCTTTTGAATGGATCAGATTTGTATGATGTAGAATTTGGTAGAATTTATGGAAATAAATACACACTTCTCAATACCTATTCGGATATTTACTGCGATCAATTAAGAGAATTGTTTGAAAAAGAAACTAGTTTAGCTACACACCTCTAATCGATATAGATTAAATCATTGCCAACTTTATAGAGTGTATTCTCATTCTTTGGCAATGATTTGAATATAGCCTTTGAAACTTTCTTAAATTTAACTTTAGATTTCTTTTTTGATTTTGAAAATGGAAGTTCATATCCAGCAATACCAGCAGTACTATTAGCCGGAACTCCTTCACCTTCTTCGGATATATTCAAATCCTTTAATGCAGATTTGACTTCTTTTTTGATAGATTCATTTAGATTATTAATAGAATCTTCTGATTGAATCAATGATAAAAATAACTCTTCAATGTCCTCTGGATCTTTATCCGTATTTAAATTCTCTTTAACTAGAAGATAAGCAGCAGCATAAGATGCAAAGTTAGTTTGACCAAAGGGAATTGTACCTAATACTCTCTTGAGTCTGAATACTAATCTATGTAACATTGTATAACTTTCTCGTTCCGAGGTAGTTTTTAACTGGGAAATCTTTCTTAGAGGTTTCCCAGTTCCATCGATAATGCCATACTTAAATGCATCCGATCTGTTAAATGGATTTATTAATAGATATAGAATTCTTAGTGCTATGGCATTATCGACTAATTCAGACATGATTATGAATTTCTAATCCAAAAATCAGTACCACCAACATCAATAGATACATAATCGTATTGAATATTTCTAGCAGTAGATTCCCAATCAATGACGATATAATTAGGTAAATCTTTAGGTATATCACCAGTATCCTCTAACATTTCTTGTACATAATCTACCCAATAAGAATCATTAATCAATGATTCGCCATGTTCCCAATCGGAATAGTTTTGCCCATCTTCATTCACTGCTCGCAGTAATTCTAGTTCTTCTTTATCCGATTCATCAAGATTTTCTACATCATCTTCCAATTCTTGAAGTCTTTCGATAATATCCCTAGAATCAATAACTTGTTTATTTGACCAATCACTTGTAGATTCATTTAGATTACTTTCATATAAATGTCTACTATTGTAATCATTTAAAACAAACTTTTGAACATCATCTGGTAAAGTCGAAAAATCAATTTCTTTACCAAGAAACTCTTCTGCATCTTTAATATCTTCTTCAGAGGCATCATCAGGTACATAAAGTTTATTTAATAGATCATGTAATCTAATTTCTTCATGACCAGATCTACCTCTAGGATCTTTTCCTGAAATTAACACCGGAATCATACCACGTGAATCGGCATTATCTTCATCATCCTTTAATATGATTGTATAACGATCCATTGTTTCACCGCCACTGTCAAATACTAAAAAATCATTCTCAGAATATTTTTTAGATTCGTTCATATCATCTTCATCCAAGTCAACATATTCATCTTCAGATTCGTTCATATCACCTTCAACAAGTCCATCAGATATATCCCCGGCAGCTAACCAAAGAACTCGTTTAATATTCATTTCCCTATCGGATAGTTCTTCATCATCCCATGCGCCATAGCCTTTCAATTCTGATTTTAATGCGTCATCAGAAATATCATCAAACTGAGAAGAAATTTCTGGATTAGTCAATAAATCATCAATAGCAGATTCATTATCAACCCCACCAACACTTGCTGATTCTGCCTGATCCTTAGTCAATTGGATTTCTATGTCTCCAGAAGAAGAACTCCACCAAATTCCATCTTCGGATTCTTCTTCATTAGATTCATTCAACGTTTTACCTTTAAGCATAATATTCAATGCTTCAGCAATTTGTTTTGCAGGATCTTTTTTAGATTCATCCAAATCATCAAAGAATTCCTGTGGTTTTTCTGAAGCCTTCTCTCCAGCTAACCATTTGCTAATATGTTTACTTGTCGTTGCCGACCATTTTTTTGAAGTCTTAAATACTTCACCAGTTTTAATATCTTTTGCTGCTACTGGAGTTTCATATGAGAATAACACATCATATTTCTTTCCATGTAATACTGTCATATTGCTGCCCACTGGAGATATTTTCGCCATTTTAATTTCCTTATAAGTTATTTAATTTATTTACAATATCTATATTCCATTCAATATTATCATTTAAATATTCTTCTGGCAAGTAATTTAAATAACTTAGAATTGGAAATATTACATCATAATCCGAATCGGATATTTCACTTAATAATATTACTAATGCAGATTTTATATTAAAACTATTAAACCACATTATGATATGATTAACAAGCAATCTTTCATTTATATTATTAGTTTTTTTATATTTAGCTATGATCTTTTTAATATATATCAACCTAGAAAAATCTTCAATGAAATTATCCAATGTCTTTGATTTTGGATTATCATATGCTGTTAAAGCAATTTCAATTAATCTAGGTGTTAATATCATTATGCTACAGTAGTTCCATAATTACTAATAATATACCACTTAGTTCCTAGAAATTTCAATTTAATTGATTGACCAGCTAAGGTAAATGTTATAGTCGAATTAATGAAATTTGTTGGAGTTATTATAGCATTACTATTGGCAGCTTTAGAGACTATTAATAATTCTTGATTTTCTACACCATCAGCTAATGTTAGATTTATTACAGATCCACCTACCGATAATATGATAATATCTTTAGTCGAGTCAATAGCACCACTGAAAGAGACTTCTTGCGAAACCTCCTTCTTGGCTAATTTTCTTACAGTAGATCCCTTAACTTTTGCTGATGTAACTGTAGAATCTACTGTGATTAAAAATAGATCATCATCGGCAATTGTTGTAGCTAATGTTGATACCTCAGATATTGCAGTCATAATTAATTAATAGTAACTGAAGTAGCTGAAATTACAGAAATTACTTTCTGACCTGATGTTAATGGATTTGATCCACCATTAACCAAGATATCAGAAATAGATCCAGCGGCGGCCATTGAAGTACCAATTGTAAATTGACCAGCAGTAGCAACATCACCAGCAACTACAGTATATTTAAATACTAAACTTGTACTCGTAGAATCAGCAGCAACATATAAAGCATTTCTATTAGTACCGTTAATAGCGAGAACTAATGTAGGTACACCATCGACAACAACTGGTTCACTAGCAGTTACAGTAATAGTCAATACATTACCAGTAACAAATGTAATATTTCCTTGTAGGTTAGTAACTGTAGTTGTAGGGGCAGTAACATTACCTAAAGAATTAATCCACGTTAACGTGTAATTACCTGCCGTTCCGGTAACAGCTACATCATTATCAGCAATGTTACTTAAAGCCCAGAGTGCAGCTCGAACAGTTGCAGTTGATGCATTGTAAGCAATCGCAGCCGTAGTCTGTCCACTATATGTAATGGTAAATGTACCACCAGTAGCAGTAACAGTAATCGTTTGTACTTCAGAAGTAGTATTAAGTACACCTGGAACTGTTGTTGCAACAACAGCAGTTCCTTTACCACCAGATAATACACCAGTAAATGTAGCTGGAGTAGATATATCGGTTTGTTTAGTAGATAGACTTCTAATGGCTACAAGTAATTCTCCTGTCACTGGATGAACCCAACCCGATTCGGAAGCCGTAGGAGTAGCTACTAAACCTTTAGTTTCAACTTCAACAGTATCAACATTACCTAAAGAATTAATCCACGTTAACGTGTAATTACCTGCCGTTCCGGTAACAGCTACATCATTGTCCGCAATGTTACTTAAAGCCCACAAAGCAGCTCGAACAGTTGCAGTTGATGCATTGTAAGCAAGTGCAGCAGTTGTTTGATCTTTATATCTAATTTTAAATGTACCACTAGATGCAGTAACAGTAATCGTTTGAACTTCTGATGTGGTATTGAGTACACCTACAACAGTAGTTGCTACCGCAGCTGCGCCCTGAAAGTTCCAATTTGGGGCAGTGTCATATGTAAAATAACTCATCTTTATTTTTCCTCTTTTTCTTTTTTAGGTTCTTTAGGTTCTTCTAATTCAACTTTGATTGCAAGATTTTTTTCTAGCACGTTAAGCAATGACAAAAACTCAGGGGCAACATCCTTAAGTGTAGCGTAATAGTTTCCTCTTGATTTTACCCATGTGATATATTCTTGTTTTAATTTAGATTTATTTGCAGGATCTAATGCAGAACTCAAATATATTTCAAATGTATCGATCCATTCAGTTTCTTTTGCCATTACTCAATATCCTTGTAGTATAATATTTATATTTATCAATCCCAATCTTTAGATAGATTGAAATTATTATGTGAAAAAGTCTTTCTATCTATCAACTTAACTATACCAAGATCAGAAATTAATACAAACCCTTCTGGGTTGGCTGGTTCATATTCTCCATCCTTATAATAGTACATTCTAATATTCTCAGGAACAAATTGAATTAAATCATTTAATATCAAGTCTTTACACTTAGAAATGTCATTAAATAGTTTCAATGCTCTTTGAATCATCTGTTTATTATCAGATAATACTTTAGAATCAATTGGAATTTGATCAATAGAATCATCAATAACTTCTCCAGATTTAATCTTTGAATTAAAGTATTTCGTGAACTCAGTAGAGAATGTTTTAATTAAATTAAAATCTATTTTAGAATTCTCCAATGAATTACATATGGATTTTATTATGGATATAGTTTTAGGTGAAAGATTAAACTCAGTTAAATCATTATGAAACAACTCAACTTCCTTTGAATTTTTCAATACACTTAAATCTGGATCATAATTTGATGTTAAATTATCAAGTCCCCCAGAATAAGAGGTATGAAAAGTTATTCCAATCTTTTTTGATAAAAGCATTGGATATTCTACTGCATACACAATAACATTCGGCTTAAATATCTCAAAGTCTATATTATCAATTTCCCTTCTATCTAAATCTTGCTGAGTGAATAGTAAATCACCTTGATAGAATAATCCATTATTAGGAATGCTTGATTTTAAATAAGTCAATGCATGGTATAATTTATCCTGCAAATCATCAGAATCACTATGATTTTTCTTTATATCATCTAAAGTAAAGTTCAATTTTGGGGATTTATTAAATAAACTTTTTGTCGATACAAAGAACTTATTATCAATATACCCAACAATGATGGATGGAGAACCATCCATCTTAATCTTTACTTTCAATTCATTCTTTAATAGTTTAGTCAAAATCGAATTAACAAAGATTAATCCATCAGTTCCATATATGAATGGAATTTCTTCTAAATGCGGAATGTGAGTAAGAACTTCTTGATTTGATAGTTTATTCATTATCTTATTTATTCATCCTTAAATTTCACTTTAAATGCAATTCTAGTTGATCCGCTGGATGGACCACCATAAGTCATTAGTCCACCATAAGATAATTTTGGTAGACATTTGAAATTAAATATATTATCATCATCATTTGATCCTACGAAATATGAATGAATTGAATTAGACTTTCTATTCAGAATGCAAAAGTAATGATCATTATTCTCCTTGAAGTGATTCAAAATTGAATGATACAATCGATCCAATAATTGTTCATTGGTGGACATTAATTCCCTTGGAAGTTTACCCGATTTGATAACTCCAGAATCCCCAACTAATCCTATTAAATTATTCTTGCATCTAAAGTAATCGATCAATGAAATGAACCATGAACCACTATTATTAATTTCAAATGATTCACAATATCCTTCAGAAATATATTCTAGGTAACTGGATACTGGTTTATCTCTGCGAACAGACTTATCAAATAGCGTATGTATAGAACTCAATCCACCATTAGATCCTTTGACTTCTACATTTAATGATTTATTATTGACATTAAGAATAACATCTGTAGAATTAGAACCTATCGAATTAGTGATATAAGTTACTGAAGGATTGATAGATTTGAAATATTCTCCTATTATTTCTTGGGCAGTAGAACCTAAGTTTAATCTACCAGAAGAAACTGGGGAAGGTTTTATTATTGATGATATTGGAATATATCCACAACAACTTAAATTGTCAATGGAATACTTAGTTAATATTAATGCCTTCTTTGATAATCCAATATCCCTACCTCGGTAGAGCTTTGAATCTTTGGTTAAGAATATTGGATGATTTATTGTTGATTGGTTCAGATTATAATCATAAACCTTGGTATTTTCTTTTACTGGGAATTCATATCGAAATTGGAAAATGCAATCTGATTCATTTGGAATATATATACTTCTCGTGCCGGAATTAGGAAAATCTTCTTGATAGGGAAAATTTTGAATTCCTAGATTGCATGATTTCCACACATACCCATCGGGTAGTTGTGGATTCATATTTTACATAATTAAAATTTAAAGTTTGTGGTTGCCTTCTTAGAAGTATTAGGAATATCAACTAAAGTCTGCCCATGATCTTCAATGTTATAAAACTTCATTTTGGATTTATCTAGTCCGACAATAAATCTACTATTTTTATTCTTATCTGAATATCTGTTCTTCAATTGCTTCCATGCAATCTGATTCATTTTAGCTAATTCAGCAGGTTCACTCATAGCAAAGAATGAATCAAATGTAAATGCCGCACCAATAGATTCAGAGATATCACCCAAGTCATTATCCGAAGATTGCATCCCAGTTCTATTGAATTGTGTGAATGTCAATATAATACTGTTTGTGGTAACAGCCAATCCTCTAAGTTCTTCGGAAACTGCCTTTATTCTACCATATGAATCAGATCCAGAATACTTGGCTGAAGCACAGATATTTAAGTAATCGATGACAATTACTTGTGGAACAAATGACTTTTTAATTTTAAGTTCATTCAACAGAGTTTTAAAATGACCAACATGAGCATCCCCAGGAGGATATTCTTTAACAATCAATTTACCATTAGTTTTCTGGCTGATCTTATCAATTTTAGATAGAAAATTATCCTTTTCCAAAAAGGCAATATCATCCAAATCGATATTTAAAAGATTAGCATCAATTCGTTCCGATATTCTTTCCTCAGACATCTCCAAAGTAATATAAAGTACATTATATCCTTTAGCTAAACATGAAGCTGCATAGTGTACACCAAAGATTGTTTTCCCTACACCAGTATTAGCAACTACACAATTTAATGTTTTATAAGTATATCCACCTTTAGTAATATGATTTAATATATCAATATCAAAAGGTACTTTAGTTTCTACAGTAGTATAGAAATCAAAACGTTCCGAAGCATCTTCAAAATAATCATGACCGATTGAATTATCAAATCCAACAGCTAATGCATCTTCTAGTAAACTAGGAATAGAATTTCTGGATAATTTCTTATCCTTGCCACTCATTATGTGAATGGCTTCCATGATTGCATTAGTAATCGCCCGATCCTTACACCACTTTTCACTAGAGTCAATTAACCACTCTGTAGACTTTTTAGTCTTAGAAAATTGATTAACTAATTCTAAACAATCTTTGTGAACCTTTTCTGGAATCTGTCTTGAGTTTATTTCAACTCTTAGAATTTCTTGAGTGGGTAATTGATTGAATGCTTCAAAGAACTTTGATATAATTCTAAATATTTCTTTATCATGAGCTGATTGAAAATATTCTTCTTTTAAGAATGGTAGAACTTTTCTAGTATAATCTTCATTATTTGTTAATGCCTCGAGAATTGCAAAGTTTAAATCATCTATAATAACCTCCCATCAATAAAGTCAATCTGAAATTTTATACTAAGTTCAATAAAAAGTAAAGAATTATTTCATACTATGTTCATTTATTATATCATTAATAATTGATTCCATGATTAATTTAAATGAAGTTCCATCTTCAATGAATACATCACCTGATAGAATTCTATAATTGTAGGATAATTTACCTTTAACTTCTTTAAAATCATCAATGGAAAATTCTAAATCTTTGAACTGACCATTGATGATTTTAATTTTAGTTAAATCAGATTCCCTAACTATTTCATAATTCGGAATCGTCATGATTGATTAGTTTAGCTACCTTAAATTTGTTTTCAATAAACTTCTTGAATTCTGGATCATTCAATATTGGTTCCATAAATTCCTTAGTATAGGTATCCTTTTCTCTAACCTTCAATCCAATTACTTCTCCGGTCTCTCGATTTACTTTATTATACCAACCATTACTTGGTTTGATTATATGACCAGATTCTAAACATAACTCTAAGAATCCAGCCCATTTATTTAATCCACCTTCATAAGTGACTAGGAATGGTATTTTTGATTTCTCTTTAACATATCTGGATTTATCCACATTTAATGTAAAGTTCCACCCTATAATATCTGTACCATCCTTTTCTTGGGATTTGCCAATCATGAATACAGTAGTCGCAGCAAGCATCCCACCAGTACCACCACTCATAACATCTTTTGGAAATAGATCCTGCGTTTTATAACTATGATTGATAGCAATCAAAGGAATATTCTTCAGTGGAAAAATTGGAGTAAGCATACGCCACAATCCCTTGAAATTCCGTGCTCTGGTCATATCTTGGGCTGACTTCTGATCATTGGCATCATCTAATTCTTTTTTAGATGCAAGTCCACCGATTGAATCGATAAAGAATATTATTTTATCCCCTCGTTCAATTTGATCTAATTTTGCCATAATATCAAATTTCAATTCTTCTAAATTCATGATTGGTTGATGTATAATCCTACTAGGATCTATTCCAACAGCCTGAAGATAATCTGTAGTAATACCAAATTCGGAATCGTAGAACATACAAATAGCATCTGGATATCTATCAAAATATGATTTAACCATCATTAAACCTAACATAGATTTAAAGTGTTTACTTGGTCCGCATAAAAATGTTATACCAGCATGTAATCCACCATCCAATGATCCTGATAATGCTACATTGAATATCGGATAATTTGTTGGAATGACATCTATATTGTTAAATAGTTCCGAATCCGATAATACATCCCCATGTTTTAAAACTTTTACTTTAAGTAATTTGTCCATCAATGACATAAGCTATTCATTTCCTTCTGTTAATTATTAATGTACTTCCCCAGATATATCCATATAGATCAACTTATTGGATTCTATATGCAACTTCAATTTATCATCATCATAATCAACTTCTGGAATGAACCAGTCATAATCATCTACCAATTGACTTAAATCAATTTCAATTGGATTGGCTAAATCTTCTTCAGATTCACCTTCAACTAGATATGCAATAGGAATAATCCTAGTAAACGAATCGGTAATTTTACCTAGAGTCTTGCTTATCATTTCATCTTTATCATCATAATCACCAATGATTGACATAGGAACTATATGATCATCAGTAATAAAGATATTCATCCCTGCGAAATACTTCTCACTATCTTCATCATAGAAAAAACTTATGGCTACAAATTTATAATTTGAGACTTTCAACTAGGATACCTTATAGAATTTATGAGAACCAATTTGGATTTTAAAATCTAATACCCTCGACCAATTTGGCTTCACTTTTAGATTGTGAAAGTGTGTTGCTCCATTAGTAGGATCTTTAACTTTACCCACTAAAACATCATGTGCTATTTGACTTGTTTCTTTGACATAATGAATTTTACTAGGTGAGAACCATTGAAATTGTCCTGGTTCCCTAAGTACATCACACACTGTACTTGGATATTTTTTGTGTTTAGTTCTATTGACTATAACATGTGCTACCGCAGCCTTTCCTTTTTCTGGCTCTATTGATGATTCATAATGAATTGCTGCGGAAAGACATGTTAACTCTTTTTTATAATTTGCTGATGCGTTTTGTGCTACTGCCGAAAATATTAATAACGACAAGACAATGAAAAAATTCTTCATTGGATGTTTTCTCCTATATTTGGGTAGTCTCCCATTTGCTATTATGGGGTACTGGATATTTCCTTTTGTGTAGATTGTTTAAAGAAATCCTGATATAATTTAATCACTTCAGGGGCAATGAAATCTTGATTCAATACATATAGAACTTTGAATTTGTCAAGATTAATAGAATATTTATCATTGGAAAAATGAACTATATTGCATGGAACAGCTTTCAGAATTCCATCCTCTTCTTCCAGCAAGACTGGATCTAAGATTTGATATGAATCAACATAGTCAGCCTTGATCCTACCAACAACGCTGATGTTATTGATTGTTTTAAATAAATGTATTGTCATTATAATTTACCTCAAAGTTATTGTCAACTGACATTATATCAACTGTAAACCCAATTGTCAACCAAAAAATGATTCCAATGTAGTTTCATCAGTTGCTTTCCAATTACAAATTCCCATGATATCACTAACTGGTTTCAAGAAACATCTATCCCACATTTCATCATAATCAATATACTTTTCTAAATTAAACTCAGGTGGAAGTTTATCATTATAAGCTATACAATATGTATGTGCAGTATTCGGATACCTTAAATTCAATACTTTTATACCATCCCCAGGAAATATTTCATCATACTCTCCAACTAGATTTTTATCCCTAAGTAACTTATTATAGTAAAGTGCTGCCCGAACATTGAATGGGCATTTCTTTAATACTACAGAACTATCTTTAGAATCATATTTCTCAAGATCAGATACCTTGGCGGGTTTAGCAATGTCATCATAATGCAATCCACAGAACCATTTAAACTTATCTTCAATATATTCTTGAGTAGATTGTTCACCTTCCGTCAACATTATTTTAAATACTTCTTTAAACAATGCCTTAACTTTAACTGGAGTAGTTGATTTAATGGCTTCTACACCCATCATCTTTAAAACTGGTTCTTTATACTGAACACCTTCAGAATTCAATATATATTGAATATATCTCTTCTTAGCAATAAAGATTGATTTCTTAGCAATACCCTCTCGCTTAACACTAATAAACGAATCTCTAGCATTCAGATTATCTGCTAGGGTTTTTTGAGTAGATTTAATGATTGGTGCAATTTTATCTTCATAGAATCGATCTAACAAGTTTACTTTAGATAAATCATCATTTTCTTCTGCCTTAGCCTTTTTAATGATGTCAGAGAAATTCAAATATAATGAGTCAGTATCACCAGCTATAGCCCTATCATTATTATCCTTTAGAATGGATCGTAAATATTTATTAATAGCAGCTTCAGAACTTCTATTAATAAATTGCCCAGTTAATGTTACCGACTCAGCTAATCTAACATCAAAGTACCTAAATGACCCAGTACCTAATGCGCCGTACAAAGAATTTAATGATAATTTAACGGCAGTCTGCCTAGCATCTAATACAACAATTTCATCATTTAACTGTTTGATTAAACTAAAATTGTGAGATGGAACACTCTGTAACTCTTTCTTTTTACTTAACATTAAAGATTTAATCGTATCTCTTTCAATTAAACCTTTAATTACTAACCTCGGTATAATTCCAAGTTCATTCTTTTTGAATAGATATCCAGTGGCAGTTAAATTCCAATCATCCGGTATTACCGGAAAGTTCCCATCTAATAGAGACTGAACATTAACATTTGGAATATATTCACCTAATGTTTCTGGGGAAATATTAAACTGATAAATTGTATATGGATATAATGATTTAATATCTACAGACAATACCCAATCATATATTCCAGGAATAGTTTCCTTTACATATGCACCTTCAAATTCGGCATCAGAATGTGTCTTATGTGGTGGAACACAAATATTTTCTTTTAGCAATTCCCCGTAGATATAAGAATCCCAATAGGCAGTTACACCAAGAGTTTCATCATAATTGACCCTACCCATATATGCCAAAGAATAAACTATATTAAAATACCCGAGTTTATCTTCCATACGCTTTACTAACAATGCATCATGAATACAATACTCAGTATGTAACTTTGGATTTTTATTATATAATTTCTTTAGATTTCCATATTCAGAATAATCAATCTTCTCTTCCCCAAGAACTGTTTGGGAAATAGTATTCAATTTCATATTCTCTTGTGGACCAAATACAGTTAAACCAAATTTCTGGAACACTTCTAAATAATCTAGTAACTGAACACCATAGATATTGATGTCACAATTTATATTTCCAAATTTCTCAAATTGCCTTAGATAAACGTTATTCCAAGGGGATAGTCTCTTAGCTGATTTCTCTCCAAGAACTTTTGAAATCCTATTATATAAATAAGGTAAGTCAAAATTATTACTAGACCAACCAGAGAATATATCAAAATCTTCTCGCTTAAGGTAATTGAGAAATTCCTGCAATAATAATTTTTCATTTCCTGTGGATACTTGAATATATTCGATGGGATAAGTTACCCCATCAACTTCCATTGAATCTAATAATTTAAATTTGGATTGATCTTTAGGTAATATAGATGCACACCAAATAGTATTTCTACTAGAAACTACTGCAATAGTAACAACCTCAAACTCAGCTTTATGTGGTGCTGGAAATTCATTAATAGAATCGCTATGAACTTCAATATCCAAAAATGCAGACTTGACTATGTTCTTATCATAAGTAATATCAGTATTGTAAAATTTATGGGCAAATTGAATTGGATATCTTTTCATTCCATGAATTTCAAACCCATCAAAATCTTCATATTCCTTATAGAAATTATCACAATCCTTCATAGAATCAAATTCCAATTTCTTCATTGGAATTGAACCCACTAGACTTTTCCAATCAGAAGGTTCACCATTTGATTTAATAAAGGCTTCTGGTTTGAAGGATACTTCATCATGAAATCGAATACCATTCTTGTAACCACGATGAAGTATCTTGTTACCATACTTCTTTATGTCTGTGTAAAATATACTCATTTATTATTAACGCCGTGTATGTGAAGTAAACTTATAAGCCAATCAATCCATCTAAAATTTTATAATACACCAAATTGGATAAATTATCAAGAGTATCTTCAGCATCTAATGTCGTTAATTCTTTTAGATTGAAATTATAATAGATTAATCTGATTGATTTAAATTCTGGATCTAAACAGCCCATTATTAAGTCAATAACACGACCATATTTATTTGAGAATTTTGTAAGTTCAGCTAATTTGACATCAGCATTATTGGATTTAGAATAATCTGGACCATTTGGATCTCTATTAAAGGCAACTTCTGGAGAACACTTCAAATAGAATAGGTTTGAAACATTCCCCAAGTTTGGCGTAGTTGATATAACTGATTCATAATGATACTGAGTATTTAGATTATAATTATAAACAGCAGAACTTATTGTCGATCTACTTAGTAAAATAATAGCATCTGGATTTTCAGATTGATATTTAATTATTTCTTTGTATAACTCAATTCTAATAATTTGAATCATCATCAATTTGCTAATGTCATCATCCGATTGTTTTAATGCCGATCTCATATTCTCTGCAACCACAGATCCATCCAATCCAACACCATCGGAAAAGGATTTAACTTTAAATCCATTAGATCTCAATCTATCTTCTAAGGCATTGATTAATGAAGTTTTTCCGCACCCATCTATACCTTCAAATATATAAATCATTTATAACTACCTGAAAGTTTAACTAAATCTTCATTTGAAAGTTCTTGAATATTTTTCCATAACCCATTTATTTCAGTTATTTTAAATACCTGCACATTGTTATTTTTGGTCAATTCTAACATCTGTCGCATCTGCACCACATTATCCGAATATGCATACATTAAAGTTGCGAGAGCGCCAAGGCGATCAGCATTCTCTTTCAAAAATGGGGCTTTCAACAAATACATAGTAGATTCTTCTGGCTTGAATCGATACTGATGACAATCAAGCCAACTTATTGACCTTTGGGAATCGCAACAATCAGTCCAAAAATCTCCGTCAATTAGACTCCACTGAACTATCCTAGAAGTATCCTTTGCCCACTCTACTATCATATCATGATGTTTATGCTTAGCCATTATAATTCTTTCCTATTTTATATTTTTGAACAAATCTCACAGATCCATTTAGTCTATCTTCATAAGGAATTATAGTGATGGATGATTGACTTGCCATCTCACTTATCAATTCCTTATCAATAATTTCCAACAAACCCCATTCTTCTAATCTTGTTACAATAAGATTCCTTCTTAGTATATCATCTTTTTTATAATTTGCAAGCCTTCCATCCATTTCAAACAATTCAAAGAATAGCATTATTGCATACTGACCACGCTTATGTAGTATATGGCAACTCTGCCAGAGAGTTTTAACACCATCCTTTACCGTACAAATGCCTATTCTTTCAAGTGTTTCCCGAATTTTTGGGAAGTCATCAGGATCATTCAATTTAACTCTAACACCAAGCCCCTTAAACAAATCATCTTTACTTCTCATTTTTAATTCCTTTTATTTTTATTATTTGTTCATCTGTCAATAGTTTTTTTATTTCTTCAGCTTTTCTTTGGGATACATTATAATAGACTTGAATATATTCAAGATCATCCGATTTTTCTACTTTCAACCATTTATATTTTGTACCCTTTGATATTACATTTCTATAAAAATCAAATTGCCACTTAGATGGAATATTATAATTCTTATTGATTTCATTGGCATAGAATAATGTATTTTTCTCGTGGCTCAATGCAGTATCAATTATCCAAGAATTATAATCACCAGATATATCGGTCCAGTCAATATCAGACTTTTTTATTATAACATTAAGTATTTCAAATGGAGACATTTAATTCCATCCATCTAACATCATAAGTTCCGTTAGACATGCCGCAGTATTGATTTCTTGATTTGCTACCTGAGAAACATAAGATTGATACTTAGCTAATATTAGAACCAACTCTGGAATTGCACTTGGTTTTAGATTGTCATATGAAGTTTTATATAAAGAATCAAATAATGTAGCAGAATCAATATCATTATTCTCAATCAACCATTTTCTCATTTGAGTAAATTCTTTATTCTTTAAATGCCCAATTAATTCCTTAAATACAGTTTCTTCAAGTGTAATCAAAACTCCTGCATCAATCTTTCCGTTACCAGAATATCCTTGCAATGCATTAAGAACATTCCTAAAATCCGGAAACTTTTGAATAATCAACTCAACAATTGCAGATTCGACATATTCAACGCCTTCAACTTTTAGAATTTGAATACACCTCTTTAGAATTTGTCTGGCTATCTTTGGTCGTTCAGAAGCAGTGATTGAGAATTCCAACGAATCACACCTTGATTGAATCTGTGGAATGATCTTATGCTTATAATTTGCCGTTAGAATATGGGAACAATTTGATGAATACTCTTCCATAAATGCTCTCATAGCATTTTGAGTAGCTATTGGTATTGCATCAGCCTCTTCCCATATTATTGCCTTTTTGTTACCGGAAAATGATAGTGTTGATGCATGAGTCCTAACATTGTTTCTTAAAGAATCTATATTTGCATCCAGAGAAGCATTTATAGAAATATAATCTACTCCCAAATCTTCGCATATTGCCATTGCTAAAGTAGATTTACCACAACCTCCCGATGGATGTGCTAACAATAGATTTGGAAGGAATCCTTTATCAACTATACCTAAAGCTATTTCTTTGGTTTTTTCTGGTAAGATACAATCTTTAACTGTTCTTGGTCTATATTTTTGCGCCCAAATAAATTCATCATCCAAGTACCTCATATTAATTATTTAACCCCTCAAGAAAATTTTGATTGACGATCCGCTGAAATGTAGTATACTAATCCAATATTCTTATTTGTAAATTTTGAGATTAGTTTAGATGAAATATCAATCGTATAATCGCCATTAATTATAGTCAAATTGTTAGTATTGAATATTACATTGAATTTTAAATCTGGATTATAATTTGCCGGAAGTTCCGAAGAAAATGAATTAGAACCAGTATCAACGCTACGCAATTTAGTATCCTTAGATTCTAAAATAATTGTACCGTTATTATCTGGATTGTTTCTAATGATCATGGATTCAACCTTAAGAATCGATGCAGCCTTTAACACCGTTGACATATCTTCCGATTTCAAATCAAAAGAAATTTCAGCTTCTGGCATCTTTAAAGTTGATGGGCATTTTACTTGAAATACATTTGGATCACCATAGCCATATTTAATTTCTCGATTAGAATCCATATCTTTAATCAAAATATGATTATCATTAAAGATAATATCTGGGGATTTAAATAGTGATATGATGTTAATAAATTCACTCAAATTCTCAATAGCAAAATTTGGGAATTGTTCTGCGGCTGTGTAATAGGCAATCAATGATTTGGATAAATTGATTGTTTCTAATACGTTTCCTTCTTTAACATTTAAATTACTATTAATGGTGGAAAATGATTTCCACATATTAATAGTTTCTTGTGATAATTTCATTTAATAATTTCCTATGCTAATCAATTGAAATTGTTTGATGGTCTCTGATGAAAGAATCGAACTTTCGTCACATGCTCCCAAAGCATGTAGTCTACCATTAACCTAATCAGAGAATTTATTTGGTTGCGGGTATTCGATTTGCACGAATGATCTTCTGCTTATGAGACAGACGAGTTAACTACTTCTCCAACCCGCAATATTCTGGCTCCAAGGACTGGCTTCGAACCAGTAACCTCATCCTTAACAGGGATTTGCTCCACCAATTGAGCTACCTTGGAATATTTCTTTAATCTATTTATAATACTTCTAAAAGCATCCCATATTCACGTAATGCTTGAATATCTTCTGCGGATAACTCTGCATTTTTAAATTCTGCAAAATTTACCTTATGAACCTCAAATTCAATTTCCTTTGAAGTCATTTCCAACAATGTCGATTCAAATTCTTTTTTAGATTCTTCAGTAAATATTGGCTCGCCCGTTTCCGGTTCAAAATTACCAGAACTAAGTTTCATCATCAATTTGAATTTTTCCATCTCAAATTCTGAAACTACTTTAACTAATCTATTTAGATTCTTGTCGATTGCATATGACACTTTTGCAGGAAACTTAGTTCCACGAATTTCCAATAACGTTTTGTATAAATTTAAAGCATCTGATAATTTCATTAGTTTTTACCTTAATTGACAAAGGATGATTATACTATGATAATGTATCCTTTGTCAAGTGATTTGTTAATATTATCGAACAAATTCCCATGAACCATTTACACGTTTCCATTCTCCAACACCACTTACCGACTCAGTAGTAATTGATTGAGAAGCTACAATGGTATTAGTTTGGTGAACATTATTAGTTGCAACATTAGATGCTACTGGTTGAACTTCAACATCTTGTGGTTTATTGGCACTATTAACATCACGACACAAAGCAGCTTTGTTACCATGTTTAGATGCACACATAATTTCTAAACTTGCACCCAATTGACCGATAGATGCTAATGCTTTAGCTAATTCCAATTGTTCACAATTTTCATTGGTATAACTACCCGAAACACTAAATCCAACCCCAGGCATCATTCCAGCAGCACCAATTGTTTGTTGACATACTGCCGTAGGCATAGGTACGAACAATGCGGCTGAAGGTGTATTATGATGTGCCCGAGGTGTACTGAAATTTACACTTTGAGCATTACCAGTATTATTTGCTTGTTGTGTTTGATTAGATGACCCCCCACTAGCATTTGCCGTAGAATTACCAGAATCCTGAACAGATTGACTTTGGGTTTGATCTGATGATCCACCTGAAGCATGACTATTACCAGAATCCATAATTCCTTGCTTTTGACCTTGACCCTGCATTTGACCTTGTAGCTGGCCTTGCATCTGATCTTGTGAAGATTTATTAATCACATCAACATGAGTATTAACTTTATTAATATTACTCACATCTGGATTTGCATTAACCACAATATTAGAACTTGATTGTGGACCATTGTTATTTCCATTACCACTAGCAAATGAACTAGAATTGATAAACAACATACCAACAACTGCCATTACAATAAATAACCCACTCATATTAGCTTTTTTCATACTTCAACTCTCCTTTTGATTAAAAATAAACTACTTCTTTGGATACAACAACAATAAAACTATTAAAATTCCTAAATACAACATATATAAATCTACCACATCAATCTACTACTAAAATTTGATTAGAACTGAACTTTTGCTCTGACTCCACAAAAGTTTTGATTGTTCCTGGTTTTGGATTCTGCCTAGCTTTCGGCAATACAGTTACAATCAAAACTCTGTAAGAATTCCAGTCAATTACTATTCCTTCTTCATATGATTTAGAATATACTAAATACTCACCTTTAGGTAAATCACTAATCTTCTTAGTGACTCGATCTAGTATTATATCCCAGTCATTTCTCTCCAAATCACTTCTACGAACCTTAGCTTGACTAGCAGCATGTGTAGAAATTCTAACTGGAATTTTATTATACACATTTTGTTTCAAGGCAGATTTTAAAGCATTCTGCCTTTCGACTTCCTTTTCGGTTTCTCTTTGAGAAACCCGTTCATCAGCTTCAGTTATAGATAACTTATTAGTTACCCATGCTATATAAGATTTTAAATCCACAAATCAGCCTTTTGGTGGTTTATAGTTATGTTCATCTTTGTAGTAAAAATAACTTACTACAGATTGAATCACCAAGTATCCACCGAACATTATTACTAATACATCAGTGATAAATTCTAAATCCATTTAAATTACCACACAAATGATAATTGATAAAACCACTGCAAAGTAACTAATGAATACTAATCCTCTTGTTGAAATCATTTTTATTTCTCCTTTAATTTTTAATGTATGATGCATTGTATATCAATTTAAAACATTTGTAAAGCAAATTTTAAGGAACTTTCTCAATTTGTTCATATCATCATCTGATGGAATAGAATCATCAAAGTATTCCTTAAATTTACTCAATATTGCAACATAGATAGCATGGTTAATATTTAATTCATCTGGATTCTGTAGTGCATTTAAATAGATTGTTATATAGCTAACGATCTCAATAGAAATTGATTGATACTCATCGAAACAATCATTCTCTTTACAACAAGTATTCATTGGATCAATATCAAATAACAACTTAGTTAATTCGATATCAATCTCAGTTTGTTGTTCTCTTGTTATCATTAAATTTACTCTCACGATTTAGTTTGTTTAAATACCGTTTACATCCAGCAATGTTTCCAATATACAGAACTTTATTGGTATTGTCAACAATATAATGAGAATCTTGCTGAAATCGTACTACGGAAAATCCAATATGAGATTCATAATTGTCATAAATTGAATTGATAATAGATGCAGATCTTCCTAATGGGATGACATTTAATTTTAGTGAATTAGCTAACTCTTTGATTTTTAATTCATTATGCTCCATTTAATTTTCCTTCAATACTGTAAAGTTATTTTTCATATCAACTTGAATTACATTATGGAATTTATCTGCCCATTCTGGCCTGTGACTAATTAACCACACATTAGAACCTTTCATCGAATCTCCAAAGATTATATTATTCAATAATGAGATACCTTCTGAATCTATAGATGAATCTAAGATTTCATCCATAATCAATAAATTTTGATTCAATGAATTCTTTTGTTTAACCAATTCACGCCATGCAAATATAATAGATAAATCTATTCTTAATTTCTGACCCTCAGAAAAGCTGCCATATGTAAATGCATCTCTATACCTGGATTTAATGGTTTCTTCAAACTGTTCATTGAATTCAAAGGATACAAAAAAATCTAATGTAGCAAGATACTTATTTATCAATGAATTTAAAATTGGAAGATACTTCCTTATAATGGAAGTCTTTATACCATCATCCCTGAGTAGTAACGCTACGTTATCTTGAACAATTCTTTCTTGTAATAGCAATTCTTTTTTATTTAATAATTTAAGAATTTCTTCGGCTTCTTCTTTCAGTGATTGTTTTTCTCTAATTAGCAATTCATTATTATCTTCTTTTAAATCATTGATCTGCTTATTAATTTCTCTTATAGTAGATTCATTTGATGATTTAATTGAATTTAATTTTGATAATTCTTTAGACTTTGCATCTAGTATTTTTTGGTTAGATTCAATCTCGGCAAGTTCTTTTAGATTATCTTGTAATTTAATCTCAATATCTTCAAGTACAGATTTTTGTTCTTCAATCTTTGAAAGATTCTTATTTATTAATTTTTCTTTATGAGTATCACAAATATCCTGTTCGCATTGTGGACATGAAACCAATTCCCGATACTTCTTTATATTCTCATCAAATTCATTCAGATTTGTCTGGAACTTGGTCTTGAATAATTTTAACTTAGTAACACTAGAATTGACTGACTTATACTTGACCGTACTTTCAGAGACAGTTTCTATTTCAGATTTTAATATTTGTATCTTATCATTCAATATATTAGATTCATTTGTAATCAAGTTCAATCGATCTTCTAGTATAGATATCTTACTAGACTTATCTTCTTCCTGAGATTTAATATAGGATTCTTTTAAAGTTACCCTATCCTTTCTCGATTTAATATCTGAAACTAACTGATCCAGTTCCAATTTAGAATTTGAAATTTTAATCTTCAAATTCTTTGACATATCAGAAAATACTTTAATATCAAGAAGTTCTTCAATGACATCTCTTCTTTGCTGCGAAGTTAGTTTCATGAATTTTGAAAATTTCGCAGCACCTAAAATACCAACTTGGGTAAATGAATTAAAATTAAATTTAAGTATTTGTTTTTCAAGAAATGCCTGATAATCTTTACTTGCAGCTTCTTGATTTAATAATTCTCCATTGCAATATATTTCAAATATATTTGGCTTCATTCCCCGAATGACTTTATAATTGATTCCAGAAACATCAAATTCAATTTCAGTTAGTAATTCCTTACCATTAATTGAATTAATTAATTGTGGCTTATTGATATCTCTGAATGGTTTATTGAATAATGCATAACAAATAATATCTGAAATCAATGACTTACCAAATCCATTCGATCCAACCAATAGGGTATGTGAACTAGAATCTAATTCATATTCTATTATAGCATTACCTACAGATAAGAAATTTCTTGCAGAACATCGTTTAAAAATTACTCTTGACATTGTATGGATTCAATATATAGTTGTTTAAAATAAGTTTTGATATTATCTTTTGATGGTATATCTACAGTATCAATATATCTATCAATTAGAGTTATGGTATCTTCATCTTCAATATCTACTGTGTAATCGGTATTCGTTAATTCAGAAAATGCTTCATCAATGATCTTAATTTCATGTACACCAATTAAAGATAAATTATCTAGGAAATTTTCAAACTTTATCTGATTAGTTTTATTCTTTACAATCAATTTAATAAAACACCTTTTAAATTGAGATAAATCTTCTGGAATATTCGACTCATCATAATAAATGGTTTGATGTAATACATACGGATTTCTGATGAATTCCAATTTTCCAGTATCACAATCTAATATGTGGAATCCTTTTGGATCATTAGCATCCATCCAAGAATGCTCACAAAATATGCCCACATACAATACATTACCTTTCTTTGATCTATGATGATAATGTCCAGAAAATACAGTATCAAATTTATCAAGATCAGTCAATTCCTGTCCACCATGAGACATTTGACCAGTAAACATTTCAAATCCCGAAAATTCAAAATGACCGATTAAATATTTTGCATCTGTGGATTTAATGGATTGTTCAATTGACTCTTTATTGTCATCGCAAATCCAAGGAACTAAAAGGAATTTAGATTTACCTATTACAACTTCTTCTGGCTTATCAATAATCTTTATATTATCATAACCTTCCAATAAAACTTTCGTAGAGTTATATTCTACTGTATTTCTATAAAGTATATCATGATTACCCAGAAGTGTTATTAATTCCATTCCATGCGATTTCAATCGATCAAAGAAATACCTTCTAGCTTCATAGATTGATAGTGTCGGAATACCTTTTCTGGAATCCCATAAATCACCCAACTGTATGATAGTTTTTATATTATTTTTTAAACAGTATGGAAAAAATATATCCAGATAGCATTTATCAAAAAACTCATGTAATTTTGGATTGCCGTTTCTACATGAGAAGTGAGTATCACCCAATAATATTACTTTATGATTCAATTATTTCATCCCCAATGATTATTTGAGATTCATCAATATTTGCAAATTGCAAGAGATTATCATCAGTTGATTCATCGCTTAAATATTTTCTTTTATTTTTTGGTTTAATCTGATAATCTTCATGATCATCCGATAGAGAATTTGACTTTACATATTCCAAGAATTCTGATATATCATGTTCATCTTCATTTTCTATCAATGAATTTATGTCCATGTTTTTTATGATTGCTACTTTGATTTTTTGTTGCTTAGATTCTTTTTGAATTCTGACTAAACACGCCCGCCAGCAGAATCTTGACCAATATCCAAATAAATTTTTGCTCTTTTCTGGATTAAAGTTTAATGTGTATCTTAGGATGACTTCTATTGAATCTGATACCATCAGATCTTTGTAGGAATAGCCGGAAAAATTCCAGCGACTAACTACTTTATTTGCTATTAACATTATTGCCCTAGCTAACACATCGGGCATTTGTGGTCGTTCTAATTCTAATTCATCAGCCTTTCTAACTTCATCTTGCCACTTAACATGAATTTCAACTAATTCAGAATTCTTAAAATATTCTCCAGCCATAAACAATTAATCCCTATAATAGTAAAATTTCATAATATAGGGATTAATCACATTTAATCTAAGATTATATCATAACTCAAATCTTTATGTCAAGCATTATTTCATGAGTTATGAAATTTAATTCTTCGTTTGTATATATTTCTGCTCTTGCAGAAGTGTGTTTCTTTAGATAATCACGACGACCAGAAGTAACTGGGACATCACAAATATCAAATAATTTCGATTTAAATTTATTCTTACCTAGTCTTAAAACCCTACCAATACTCTGAATGATTTTTATTGGGGATTTGTATGGATGGGCAAATATTAAATTATGCAATCTCTTAACTGACCAACCAGTAGCAATAGTTCCAAATGATCCTACTGTAATAGACTTATCAAGTGTTTCTATTATTGCTCTGATCGATTCCCTTTCGGCTACATCTGTATTTCCATTGATAAAAAATACAGGAATATCTGGGTATAATTCTTTAGTTAATTCAAATAGATACTTACCATGTTCTTCAAAGTTGAATAAGATTAATGAGTTACCTGGTCGATCCGCAGCTAAATTAACTATAAACTTATTTCTATCCTGAAGATTGGTAATCCAATTAATTTGATCTGGATATTTCTTATCTTTCAATGCCTTGTGTACTAGCTTTGGATATTTAACTATCAGCATATTAATTTTAATATCGGCAACTTCGCCACGATCTATTAATTGCCTAGTAGTTGTTGCCTGATAGATATTGCCAATTAATCCAATTAATTGCAATTGACTAACCTTAGATTTCTTTACAGATCCAGAAAATCCAAATCTATATTTAACTTTTGTGCAATTCTCCAATATACCAGTGATTGATTTAGTATCTGCCTTATGTACTTCATCTATTAGAATAGCATCAAATAATTCATTAAAGTATGAAAAATCTTCTTTCTTCTTTTTAGAATGTTGTGATTGCCACGTAGAAATTGCAATTGGGTATTTGATTGTAGAATCAAGTTTAGCATGAATTTGTTGAACATTCCCATTTACATCGAATTTATTCTCTTGACTATAGTCAATCCAATCAGTATAAGTCTGAGAAACTAAATTAGTAGAATCGGTTAAAATTAGTATTCTCTTACCATGTTCAAAATAAAACTTACTAATCAAATACATAATTAAAGTCTTTCCACTAGAAGTTGGAGACTTTATCACCTTCCGATCATTCAATAAACATTCAATAATAGCTGCTTCTTGATAATCCCTAAGTTCAATTACATCATCACCAGAAGTAATTACTTGACTGTCAATCCAGGATTGAATATAATCTAAGCTATAATTATCAGTTGGAGATTCTTTGGCAATGCGTTCAAGTTCAATTATTACAATTTCAATGGATTTATCTCTTGACCATTGTATTAATTCATCATATAATCCAAAATATAATCTTTTGGTATTAATATTATATAAATGAACTTGACCATCCCAAACTTCAGCCTTATATAATGGCATATATTTATATCCATCAACAAAAAAACTGAAATGATTATAAATCAATTCTTCAGTTTCTTCATCAGACTCGACCATCATCCAAACTTCATTTAGTTTGGTAATATATAATTTAGTAATATTTAACTTCCCGAATAAAATTTCTCTGCTTCGAGCAATGCTCTAATATCATATGACCTTGATGCAATAGCTTTAATTATTGATTCTAAGGTATCTAAGCAGATTTTATAGTAATTTAATTTAGTAGATAATTCAACCATATCAGAATCGGTAGTTATTAGAGTTTCTAATTCTGATTTTATAGGTTTAATTCCTTGATATTGATCCCAATTCAATTCTAATAGTTCTTCTTTACCCATCTCACCTTTGTAGTACCTAGATTTTAATCTATGCATTTTTATAACTTCAACTTCAACTTCTCGATATGCACATTTAATTTCTATTAGATAGTTTAAGTATTTAGAATGTAATATTGGAGTATGAATGATTTCATTTCTGATTTGAAGAGAATCTATTTTGGAATCTTCTGACCAAGATTCCTTGATTACTTGCAGTATATTTGACATTCAATATTCTTCAGTCTATATTAACAGAACATTATAACATGAAATAATATTGAATGTCAAATAAATTTATATAGAGTATACTTAAATGTTACAGTTGCTTTGAGATAATTTACGTTTGTATCTTTGGAACTCCATTCCAACCCACTTAAATTGACTGGAAAGCAATCCATAAAATTTACCACACAAACGGATTCCCGATCAGAATTCAATCCAATAACATGAATATCAGATTTTAACATAGATTCAACATTCCTTGAATGAGGAAATAATGCAGCCTTCTTATTAATCTGATTTATGAATTGAGAATCATTCTCAGGTGCTACTATTCCAAATAACCAATCAACCACAGATTTATAATTTAAAAAGTTCTCATTGACTATAAAAGAAATCCTCAAAGGCTCAAATCTCATATTAGTACCAGTCATTGGAATGTCTGCATATGGAGTTTGGTAATCTGATGGAGTTACCATTTCTATAGATGGAAGATTAAAGTCTTGGGCATAGAAGGCAACTCCAGGAACATCCAATGCAACGCAATAAAACTCATTGATTGCAGCAAAGTTAAACTGATTATTTAAACTTGGATCTGGAATATCATATGGTAAATCTTTTAAAAACATTAGATTATACTCAATCTATCGTATATCAATTGTAAATCAGAAACGGATACTGGTCGTACCGACGAATACTTTCTTACATTAGATTCAATAAAGGTGTAACCAACCAAAATATCATCTAACATCACTTCAAGAGTCTGAGTACCAACTATAGTATTAATATCGACTCTCTGCATTTTACCTTGTCCAAATAAAAGTGGAAACATTAATTAATCCCTTGTGTTATTTTATACAGTTATTTATACTTCAACTCCAAGATAGAATGATTACTAAAATTAAATTGAGGTTCTTTAGATTGTTTATATTCTTCTAGGAACTCAGAAACAAAATCAATATCTGTTAAATCAACATAATTATTTTCGGGTAGAGTGAGTTTTACATTGGACATAAACCAATATCTAAATTCCTTAAATGAAAACCTTGTATGTAGAATATCTTTAGAGTCATATGATATCTGTTCAGTATATATTTTGATCGTTCTACTTTCTATGTCATAATCAATATCAAAGATTGATATTACTGTTTCATGATATCCAAACTTAACTTTAAAGATATCCCTATATTCACAAAAATTTTTAAATACATCTAAAAATTCTACTACTTTAAAAAATCTTTTATCTAATTTTGATTGTTTCATTAAATGTTCCTTTAAGTTATTGAATAATAAATCATTGTTTGAAAAACATCAATTTTTAGTATACTTTAAAATCAAATAAATGTAAAATTTATTTTTATTCTTTATTTAAATCAAACAGTTAACCTAAAATAAACCTCAATTTAAGCATATGTTAAAACTCTAGGTAATAGGGTAGTATGTATAACTGCATTTAAAATGAGTTTAAATTTAATATCCTTTTAAATCAATAACTTAAGTTTTCACTGAAAGTGCTGTTTTCTTTAATAAAATCAATGAGTTACTTAAAAGTTAGAGAAAAACGTTAAAATTTTTATTAAAAGGTATTAGATAAAATTAGATTGATTTTTGTATTAATTAAAGTTATATTTAAAATCTACATTTACTTCTAATAACAGAAAATTTAATAGATAGCGAAGCTGCCTACGGCAGTACAGTTAATCCTAAATTTACTTCTAAAAGAAAATCTAAAATCCCCCTTTAAATCCCCCTAACTATTAATTTAATGTTAAACTAACTGTACTGCCGTAGGCGGCTTCGCCCACTTTAATATTTACTTTAAATTATTTTTAATGTTAAAATCTATAGTAAATCGGTTCACATAATGTAAATGCCTAAACATCACTAAAGATGTATTTAAATTCTAATATTAAATTTATTATAAAAATATTAAATATATCACGTTTTTAAAGTAAAGTCAAGCATTATTTTTAATATTTACATAATAAATAAAATTAGACATTAAATGCGAATTATGATAAAATCAACTTTAAAATAATTTAAGAGAGTAAATGGACGAAAAATTAAAAGAAAGATTAATTGAATATAGACAGTTAAATAAAAACTCATCAAGAGCAATTATAAAGGATAAAGAATTAAAATCTGATGTAATTAAGTTCTTTGAAAATTCAGAATTTTCAAATTTGAAATTATCAGAACAAGCCGCAATCATTATTTTTGGATATAAACCAAAATGTTCTTGTGGTAATTCTGTTAAATTTGAATCTAAGAGATTATCCAATTTTCATTCAACATTATTTGGTTCATGGAAGCAATTTTGTTCTACTAAGTGTTCAACTAATTTTCCTGAGATTAGAGAGAAAATCAAACAAACCAATTTAAATAAATTTGGATTTGAAAATCCAGCTAAGAATGAAGAAATAAAGAAAGCAATAAAACAAACCAATTTAGAAAAGTATGGATTTGAATTTGCATTTCAGAATGAAGAGATTAAATCTAAAATTAGACAGTCTAATTTAGAGAAATATGGATTTGAATATCCAACTCAAAGAGAAGAAGTTAGAGAGAAAGTTAGGAAAACTAATTTAAAGAAATTTAGTTTTGAAAATGTATTTCAGAATGAAGAAATAAAGAAAGCAATAAAACAAACTAATTTAGAAAAGTATGGATTTGAATGCTCACTTAAGAATGAAGAAGTTAGGGAAAAATCAAGACAAACCAATTTAGAAAAATATGGGTTTGATAATCCAGCAAAGAATGAAGTAGTTAAATTAAAAATTAGACAAACTAATTTAGAAAGATATGGTTCGACTAATTCTAGTCGAATGGGAATATTCGACAAAAATCCAGAGTTTTGCTCTATACTAGATGATAGTGATTTTGATCAAATTAGATCATATATAACATCTATTGCCGAAAATAGTAATTTAATTTATAGAAGAGACATTGCAAATGTTATTGGATGCTCTACAACAATCATAAATAAATTATTAAATAGAATTGGATTGGCTGACAAATACACCAACCATACAATATCTTATAGTGAAAATGAATTGTTTGAATTTATTTTTGAATTAATTCCAGAAACTACTTCTGTGATTCAATCAAATAGAAGCGTACTTAATGGAAAAGAATTAGATATCTATATTCCAGATCATAATCTAGCCATAGAATTTAATGGAATATACTGGCACAGTGAGTCCAATGGAAAGGACTCTGGTTATCATTTAGATAAAACCAAATCGTGTGAAGCCAAAGGGATTCAACTGTTACATATATTTGAAAACGAATGGAATGATCTAGTAAAAAAAGAAATCTGGAAGTCAATCATAAAATCTAAACTTGGATTAATTTCGGAAAGGATTCCGGCACGGAAATGTGAATTTAAAATCATATCTCCAAAACAGTCAAGAGAATTTCTTGAAGTTAATCATTTGAATGGATTCTGCGGCGCAGAAGTTCATTATGGATTAATCTATAATAATCAAATAGTTAGTGTATTATCCATAGGAAAATCTAGGTTTAATAAAGGTGAATTTGAGATAATTAGATTTGCATCTAAAATCAATACTTTAGTTCAAGGTGGATTTTCAAAGTTACTCAAACATATTGATTCTAAATATAAATTTAATTTAGTGACTTTTGCGGATCGCAGATATTCAAACGGTTCAACTTATAGAAAATATTTTAAATTTGAAACAGAAACTTCACCAAATTGGTATGGGTTTAATAGAAGAAATTCTTGGAAAGAACTAAAACATAGATTTTCTTTTCAGAAACATAAACTTAAAGAACTATTTGGTTCAACATTTGATGAAAATTTAACCGCATATGAAAATATGTTGAATCATGATTTTGATCGAATTTGGGATGCTGGTAATTTTAAATTTAATACATTGATCTAATATGCTGATCAAATAAAAAGGGAACCCGAAGATTCCCTTTAAAATCAAATAAAACTTAATTGATTAAGAAATATTTGTAATTTTGAGTTTACGATAGTAGCTATTAGCATTAGCAGTCAATGCTCCTAATCCAGAAGTAGTACCTTCAGCGAATGGATTTGCAGCCAAACCATAACGTGCTTTAAAGCCAATTTTTTGACCACTCAAAGTATTTGGATCAGTTGCAGTGAACTTTTGCAATGGAATGTATGGGCAATAGAACAAACCACTATCCATAGCATTAGAACCTTTATAACCAACAACTGCAAATTGAGTCGTGCTTTGGTTTGCAGAGAATGGATCAATGTAAACTTTAACATTACCATTCAACATACCAGCAAAGGTACTATTAGCTTCATCAATTTTCAAGTCAGCTTTAAGTGCTGGATTGTAATCTAATTTACCGATGATTGACAATGCACTAGCAACATCACTAGAACAGATCAAGATATTACCACGACCTCTACGAGTTTGTTGTGCAATTGCATTACATTCACGTTCAAGTTGATACAACAAACCTTGGAAGCGTTCAGCAGTATGACGACCATTACTATCAACATCAAGGTTGAAAGTACCAGCTACAGCAGTATTCAACTGTGCGCCAACTTTAGCAATGGTATAGATTGTACGGATAATTTCACGGTTCATTTCAGCAGTAATTTCTTCAGAAAGAATATTACTCAATTCTGTTTCTGCATTCAAACCATGCAACCGTTTCATATCTTCAGCCATCTCGATTGAGTACTCAGCTTTCAATCCTCTGGTTTTAGCTTCAACAGAGAATTTTTCAATGGTCATTGACATTTCATTGAAAGTAGTACCAGAACCCAATGCTTCACCAGCAGCAGTAGTCATCCCTGTACCAGTTGTATCAGTGCCAGAAGTCCAGTTAGATCCAGCATGAGTACCCGTTCCAGAGAAATCCGTATCGGCTTCATTAAACAATGCTTCCAAACCAGAATCTTGAGCACCATAACGACTACGCAATGCAAAGATCAATTGAACCGGCAAGTTCATGGCTTGTACACCACAAATATCATATGCCATCAATTGAGGCATAATCCTACGTGCCATTGCCATTAATACTGTGTCATATTTAGCCAAACCAGTACCATCAGCAGCATATGAACCAACTGAGTTTGTTGGAGCAGCTTCAAACAAGCTACCAGAACTACCTAATGACAATTGATTTTCTAGTAATTGAGCAATAACCATTTGTTTATGACTATCAACAATTTTTGGCAATTGTTTGTGGTTAATTACTTTATCCCATTTTTCTAACAAATTTTGTGACATTTTTATTTCCTTTATTTATTTTTAGATTAAAAACTAATTTTGTCCAAGAGGTTAGCTACAGAATCAGCAGGACCAACTAATTTTGGTTCTGATTGTGTTCTAACTTCAGTCTCAACTCTTTTACTTCTATTCTCAGTTAAGACTTGTTCTTTAACCGACCTAGATTTTGTTGTATAAGATTCTTTAAGAGTCTTGACTTTTCTCTCAAATTGATCTATACTTCCAAAATCAACTGACTCAACAAGTTTAATAAACTTTGCTTTGTCTACTTCGGTCATACCAGAAGTTGCTTTGTTAATGATTGATTCGCATTTAAGTTTCTTAGCCTCTTTAAGATTCTTTAAACTTTTTGCTTTATATTCACTAACAGATTCTTCTAGTTGTTTTATTTTTTCTTCTTGAGCTTTTACCAAATCAAACTTTTCCGTAGGAACTTCAATATAATGTTCTTGGAAAAGATTTTTTAATCCATCAATAAATTCTTCGGTCAACTCCGTTTTAACATTTGATTCTAATATGACACTATTTTCTGCAATCCACGTATCAATCGCTTCCGATAAATATCCATCAACTAATGCAGCTTGTTCTTTGATTAAAGATTCTTTCAAATCCTTAACTTGTTTATTAAAACTATTTTTGAGATTTTTCTCTCTAGTTCTAAATTCTTTGATAAACTTTGCTCTAAGTTCTTTAGAATGTTCTGCCAATGCAGCTTCAAAAATAACTTTAGCTTTTTCTTTAAATTCATCCGATAAATCTTCATTCATTGACAATGCATCAGTATGTTTTTTAACATTTTTTACTTCATCATCAATATTATATGAAGAATCTAAATCGTCATCTTCAGCATCATCTTTTTTGAGTTCTGGAGATACTACAACTACTGTAATTTTTTCAGGTTCTTCTTCAGTTTCTTCATCATCTAAATCAGGATTATCTTCTGTAGTTTCATCTGAAGTTAAATCTAATTCATCTTGATTATCTTCATCATCTAATTCCTTGTCATCTTCATTGGCTTCTTTGATAGATAACACATCAGAATAATCTCTCAATGCAAACTTTTGAACTACCTCCGGCAATGCACTAAACTTTATTTTCTTTCCAAGATGTGAACCAACCACGCCTTCTTCATGTCCAGAGTATCCCCTTGGATCTACACCAGAACTCAACATAGGTACAAACCCACGACTATCTTTGTTTTTTAAATCCGATTTATGTATAATTGTAAATCTGTCTATATGTCCACCTTTTTCGGTTGGATCTATATCATATACAATAAACTCAGAATCATAATTAGAATTGGCTTCTGTTACTAAATCTTCATTAGCTTCTGTTACTAAATCTTCATCATTAAGATTTACACTTTCTAATTTTGGATCTGTAAAGAATTCATCTTGATCGCCATCAGAATCTTCTGATGTTTCCTTGCTAATTTCATTAAGTTCGTCATCTTCAAGATACTCATCATCTTCTTGATATTCCGATTCACCATCGGCTAATTCTGCGACAACATTTCCAGCCAAATCTGGATATGCTTTTTCATATGTAGTTACAGCATCTTCAATAGTTTGCGACCAATTTGTAGATGCTAGATAATCCCCAGTTTCTTTATTATATAAATCAATCTTTGGATTTCTATCAGAATAGGCTTCTTCTAGTTCATCCTTACCTTGATCAACTTGTTTTAATGCCTGGATGATTTCATCCCTAGATTCATCCGTAAGATTACCATTAGCATCACATACAATTAATTCTTCTAATCCATTATCTACAGCTTCTACTTCTAATTCATGATCACTGACACTTTCTTTTAAAGTTTTTTTGGAAGAAGATTTAACTTCCTTTTCAATCAATGCTCTGAGTTTACTATCTAATGACATGTGGAAATTACCCGAAATCGAATCAGAAGTGCTGTTGGAAAGAAAAATTTAGAAGAAGCTAAATTGAGTGCTCTAAAAGACTTTCTAAGTAACATCAAGATTCGTATAT